CTTCATAGAATTCCTCAGCCTCCTTCGTGCTGTAGTCAAAATAAGGCTCCATTTCCTTCGTGATTCCAACGCTCGTGTCGTCATCAAAAAGTCCGTAGTCCCATTCCGTCGGCTTCATGCCGCTCTTTCCTTCCTTGAGTGCCTTTATGTAGTCTTCATTCGCCCGATTAAAAGTGGACGATAAACTGGGATAAGGACTGAAGTTTTCAGACATGTAATTAATGTCCTCAGAGACTGGATATTTTCCATACTTGGATAGCAATTCATCTTGATATTCCTTTGAGGCCCACCTTCCGTAGTTCTCTCCTGTTTCTTCAAATTCAAAAAAATTCTTATATTGTTTGCGGGCGTACTCCTTTTCCTTTTGAACGTATAGTGGGTAATAATAGTTAACGGCATCGTCACTTTCTATGATGTGCTCGTACCCGGGCTGATTGGCCATGTTCAAATATGAACCCCACAATGCATCCGTGCTGAAGTCCTCCTTCTCCATTCTTGCATCAACTCTTTTATTTATTTTTCTATCGTCGGCAGTGCTCCATCCGCTTCCGGATTTCCAATTTTGGTATGAGGACCACTGTCCTAAATCTATATCACCAAACTCATCAACTATCTTTTCAGAAGGGGCATAAAGATTAGAAAGTCTTACGGAATCTTTAGTAATTCCGGAACCTTCTTCCCTTGCTACTTTTGAAAACAGGTGAAGAGGGTTAAAGGGGTTATCCTGCCAATCAGTATAAAGGCTGCCTACTCCACCTGGAGGTTGTCCTCCTGGACCCCATTTTGTTGTATCATAAATAAGGTCACCGGCAGCTTCAATTCCTTGTCCTGCAAATTGTCCCCACTCCACTCCAATGTTTCCAAGTTTTTTTCCGAAATCAACGACAGGATCAACCACGTTTTCATATGATTGAACCATGTCTGGAAGTTTCTCTGACAGCCATCCTTCTTCGCCTACAACACCAAGTTTATCCAAACCATGATAGAGTGGCGCATTCAGCCACGGGTATTTCTTGTAAGGGCTTTTTTCAATCAGCCAATCTTTTAAACTTTCTATGCCCATTAGTAGTATTGTCTCCCCACTATTTTAATTTTCTTCTCGTCTTCAAAGTCATCATCCAATGATACGAAGTATCCCTGACGATACCGCATCAACGCCTGCGTGGTTGAATCCACGTAATCGTCGTTGTCGCCGAACGGAAATGCCGCGCATTCCTCTATCACTTCCTCGGCGAACTTTTTATTGGGCGCCCATATCGCACCCGACTCAAAGAGTGGGGCTACGCTGTTTACCCTCGAGTCTCCATCGCCTTCTTCTTCAGCTCGGGAAAATTCCATCTTCCGCGTTTCGCATCCAACAGAATAAGATTCGGCTTCGCATCCTCCTCCGGCTCGAATACTCCCCATGTCGTGATTGCAGAATAATCTGCTGTTTCTTTTTTTGAATACGCAGTGTCATAGGACTGGATGACGTACTTCAACTTAGGTATGTCTTCCTCCTCCCATTTTCTCCACCACTCGCGCTTTATGATTGCACCTTCCTCGGAGGTTGGTGCCTGCATCCACTGCGCCTGCCATTTTGTCAATGGGATGGAGGCCTTTACCTTGTCAAGCCCTTCCATGTCCCAGAAGTTTCCCCACATAGGCTTGTCATTAAGGACAGCGGGAAATTCAACAAGCTCCCACTGGTCCGTATTCTCGTCGTTGGCCTGGGCAGCCAGCAGCCGTCCAGTGAGGTCCTTCACGGACCATCGCGTCATGACTAGTACAATAGCGCCGCCAGGCTGAAGACGTTGCCGAGGTCCAGAAGTATACCACTCATAGTGGCTATCCAGGACTGTAGGACTAAGAGCATCTTGCTCAGAATGCGGATCGTCAATAATAAGGAGATCAGCACCACGACCGGTAATAGCACCACCGACACCAGCAGCAAAATACTCACCGCCATGGTTGGACTCCCATCGTCCAGCAGCTTTTGAATCGGCCGCCAAATGGACTCCAGGAAAAACTTTTGCATATTCATCCGACTCCAATAAATTTTTTGTTTTACGTCCGAAACGAATTGATAGTTCGCCTGTATGCGTTGTTTGTATCAATTTTGCCTTTGGATGTCTACCCATGAAAAAAGCAGGGAATAAATGCGATGCAAATTCCGATTTTGTGTGTCTTGGGGGCATATTGACAATTAATCGCTTCAATTCGCCCCTCGCCACTCGATCTAGCTTCTCGGCATAGATTTTATGGTGATATCCTTGCACGAAATCGGGCCAAACGTCCTTAACAAACCCTAAAAAGCTGTTTTGAAGGTTTTCTTGTCGCTGTAACAGCCTATTTCTTAAAAGATATTTGAGAGTCTGGGTGTCGAGCTTCTCTAAATCGGAAATGTTTTTCATTTTTTAAAAATTTTCTCCCGGAGTCCCTTTATAACGTTTTTTTACATGATTGTCACTCTCAAACAAGCCTTTAGAAAATCTCGAAGCATGCTTATCAAAAAGGGGGGGTAAGGGGGTCGGAGATCTAGCTCTGGAGACTGGAGTGCCCGGGCGCCTGCGTCAATATGTCGCACCACTACATGTAGTCCCGGGCAACTTATCCACAGGTTATCCACAACTGATGACATTTACCTATTGACACATTATGCAGGGGGTGGGCTTACCATTCACCCCCTACATCTCGGAGAAAACTCTATTGAGCTAACCCTAACCGTTTAAGTAGATAACCCACGTCTTTTTGTAGGTGTCTAATCAAATCCAATGATTTAGTATTATCATTGTCTTTGTTTTCTACTACCCATTCAACCAAGCTATTCATGATAACTCCACTAACCAACTTCCAATCCATTGAATCAGACTTTGGAACGGAAGCAATAAGATTAGCAATATCAACTGTTGTTGCTTGATCTTTGGCGTATTCAATAACTTCAGTTATGATAGGACTAATGTCAACATTAGTCATTGAAGTTTGTTGAACTGTTGTGACTTCTTTTGTCATTTCTATTTCTCCTTTTCTTAATTGTATACTAGCATACTTGGGGTATTTAGTAAAGGTTATAATATTACTTTGATTCATTATCTTGTGGATAACTCTTCTTTGTTTCCCGGGGTGCGACATTATGCCACACCACCTGAAATGATAACAACCATATTCTAATTTCAATTACTATCATTGTGCTACTCCGTTAACATGGGTAATAGTATTTGGGTTAACGTTTGCCCATCTACGCTGTTCACCGTAACCATTGCCAACTTTATAGACTAGAACATAATCATGATGTTCTTTATGTTCACCGTCTATGCTTTTGGTTAATCCTAATATACCCCTATGGATATATCTCTCGCTTCCGTCATTCTTTAGCCAACGAACAGAGAATAGTCCTTTAACCCTTGATTTAAAGTCTTGTTTTGTCATTCTATTTCTCCTTTATTTCTACTTATAATATAAGCATTTTAGCTCATTATTCAAGGGTATAATAAACTAATTGTGTATAACTTTATCCACAAAATGTGGCGTCCAGATGACAGGATCGTGGCTGCCCGGGCTGGAACTAAATCGGCAGTAATCGGTGGAGTTTGGCGGAGTTTGGGAGTTTAGTCGCACCACGTTGATAGTATCTAGCATTGATCGAGCCTATATTTCCAAAAGCTTACTAAATAACCCGGGTGCGACATTTTGTGGGGCAAGAGCCGAATCACTCCGTTTATCTTGCCCCTTTGAGTGCCGTACTGTTGTTCATATATTACACTCAAATTCTTTTGCTCGTCCTTGTATCGTAATACGCAGACTTGGTCGTTTTACTAAACGTTCCCCAAAATAGAAATAGAGTGATTGGTTTCTTTGAACTTTCTCTACGGCTTGAAAAAAAAGCTAGAACCCACCAATCAGCTGTATCAAGACCTTTACTCTATTTCTAATAACACTATACCACGAATCCAAATTCAAGGCAATAGCGATTTATGTGGATAACTCAATCGTGTGGTATTTTCAGGTTCCCGGGCACCTGCTGGAACTTATCATCAGGATCGGCAAACTATTTTTTGGCTCTAACGGGGGAGTTTGGAAGTCCAGTCTACAGTAACGAAGTCCCGGGGACGCCAGTACAGGACCAGAGGGACTGGTCGCTGCTGCGGAGGCATCACCCGGGAGCTTCAGGAGTTTGGTGGAGTTTCATCCAGACATACTCCTAATCACTATCCACAAAATAACGCAGATTACCGCGATTTTCAGTGGAACGATCAACGTTATTCAATCCATACTACCTTCTCTTTCTACCTGCAATTCCAGATCCTACCAGGATACACAAAGCCCAGCCGTTTGTCCACAGGAAATAAATGGCGGATTTCCGCCACAGCTCCGTGGAGGAACTCCCCGGGCGCGCCCAGCGGGACAACTGACCGAAACCAAAAACCCCAGAAATCCGGTATTCTTCAATCGGAGTTTGGGAGTTTCACGACTGACAGTTTCCCCGGGCGCCCCCGGTGCTCCAATTGTCCACAGGTTATCCACATCTTACTGTGGATAACTCTAGTGGAGTTTGGGAGTTTTAGTTAGGTTGAGGGTTAAAAATGCCCTTAATCTGTGCCCCTAAGCTTTGGTCTAAACTGTCCTCTGCTTCTTCATGTGCCTTTTCCACACGTTTTGCATTTCTTGTCATCACGGGAACAACCCCGTCATAATGATTCGCAATCCTTGTTAATGTTGCATTCATTTCTTCTTGATTGTCAGCAATCCTATTGAGTGCTTGAGTAATGCTATCGTCTACTACCATAATAACCTTCTCTTTCTATTTATATGGTAGTCATTTTTTAGAGGTACGGCTACCAATACCTAAATGTATAATACCACGATCTTATCCACAATGCAAGAACTCATTTGGACTATTTTGGCGACCGGGCGCCCTGGGCGCCTGTTGTCGCCACTGGCGGCCGACCTTTATAAGTGGCTATCTTAGTGGAGTTTGGGAGTTTTAGGACTCAGGAGTTTCGCCAGCTGCAGCCCGGCCAGCGGACCTGTGTACAACGCCCCGGGCACAACGTCATCGTAGGGTTCTCTGCGGAGTTTGGGGAGTTTGTCCCCTCCAAAAAGGTTTACGATCCGCTTCCCGGGGTCGTAAACTAGGATATAAACTGGTGCGCCATGTATGATGTGCAATATGTGCCATGCCATTTGTAATGGGGAAATAAGCACACTGCCAATACCTTTTTTATTACGTCTAACAACTTTCAATTCCAATGTAAAAAATCCCAAATCATTATGGTATATTATACAATCTGGGAATCCAGGTGTAGCGTATGACTCAATCCTCGTTATTATGAATTCCTCGTCCCCATTTTCCAACAATTTCTTTACATTCTTGTAGAAGTTTGTTTCCGTCTTTGCGGTCATACACCGTCCTGTCCCTTACCACCCTCGGTCTGTACTTCTGTGATGTCCTTAATTCCTTCGCTATTGGATTTCTTTTCTTGAATTTCAAGTACCACACCTTCTTTTTCTTTTCTAAATTTTCCATCTAAACCTATTTCCTTTAATTTTGTTAAAACTTCTTCGCGTGACATACTGTCAATTGATCCTGTTCTAATTTCTTTCCTATCAATATACAACCCTGCAGCTTGCCCTCGCAAGCGCTCAGCATTAACAGCAGCAGAATAAGACTTCTCATTAAGAGCCTTATCACGTAACCTTGCCAATTCCTGTACGTGTTTGTTCATCTCCACTTTATGTGTTGCGGCTATTTCATCTCTTCTCTTCATGACAGCATTCACTACTTTGGGATATTTCTTCACATTCAATAATTCAGATGCAGTCGTTGCAGCACGCTCTCTTTTGTATCCGGATTGACGCGCACACTCCGTTGGAGTTAATCTACCCTCATTGGCAGTGTATATTTCCACGAAAATCCTTTGTTTTTCAGTCAAACCGTCAGCTCCACGTGGGTATCTTAATGCCATATCCCTGGTATTGCGGATGGCATTACGGAGCCCTGTTTTTTCCCCAAGGGTTAACTGTTTGTTTATACTGTCTTTTTTACTCATTTACGTCCTTAAAATCATGTTTTTGGGCCATTGAGACAAGCTCCGCAATACCTTGCCAATACCTGATTCTCTATGTCCACTCTCAAAAAACACCCAAAGTATTGCGGCATTGGCAATATCCCGGTATTTAAAAAAATAAAAAACTTTTTTGGTGGGGAGCGCCAATACAATACTAATCATAATAATACTATGGATCGCTTGCAATGTCTAATAACATCAACATAACCGCGCTTTTTCAGTCTATAAACGTAGGCATGCACATTGCTCTTTGACGTCATGTCATTCATCTGTTTCATCTCCTCATAGGATGGCGAGTAGCCGTTGGTGGCTATGAAGTCCTTGATAACCTTGAGAAATTTAACCTGCTTCTCGGTCAATCCCATCTTGGCCTCGGTAATACCCTTGCCAATACTCTTGTTCATTTTTTATCCTCATACCCTCCGGCATCTGGATTGGGACCGTAGGCCCTACGCACATGCCTAATCATTTCTCCGTGACCCCACTCATCTATGACTTCTCTTGTTATTGATTTCTCCAGCGTGGCTTGAACCTTCTTTTCCTCAGGAGTCAGTCTCACTCTTAATGGGGCTCCTTTTCTCACGTACGTGGATATCTTGGACCATGTTATAATATCGTCCCTAGTTTTAGGACGAAGAAATCCCTTGCCTTGGTCAAAGCGCGGAGGCTCGGTTCCATTGTCCCATCTCTTCTTGATGTAGTCGGTGACCGCTTCGTCGTTCTCAAACTGCCTAACAACCTTCTCAACTATTTTCATGTCTCTCCAGACATTGATCTCATAAGTCCTCATATCTGTGCACCCCCAAGTATTCTATTTTCTTTACCCAGCGTTTTGGTATGGCAGTTGATCCGCCACCCTCCTGGTCCTCCTCGCTATCGTCCAAGCAGAAGGAACGCATGATTACAACCTTCTCGTCATTATTGACAACCATCCATCCAACCTCCTGGCATCTAGCCAACGGCGCCTTTAGGATATCCTTGACATTTATCCAACCCGTTTGCATATCACGAGCATCCGTCCACGTTATGCGCACCATCGGCACGTCCTCTATCTTCATTTCTTCCTCTGTTCTTTTATCCTTATTCCCTTATCCTCTGCAGCCTTCCTTATGAGGTGCATCATTTGCTGTCCCGGTCCACGCATCGCCGTCATACCCATCTTGACCAAAGCGTCATAGTACGGAATCTTGATCGCAATGGACTTGTACTTGCTGGTGTCAACCATTACCGAGTACCTTGCTAAAATGCCCGAAGTGGTTCGGATGATTTACCTGCATGTAGTTGATGGTCACCATGTAGGAGACAATCAACAGAGCTATGAAGATGATAATGTAGCGCATTCATCAGTCAGTGCCTTCCTTGGAAGGGTCCTCCCTGCTCATATTCACTAGATCCTCAAGGTTTTTTTTCTTCTCCTCCTCAATCTTGTCAAGTTCGTGCTTGTTCAGCGACAATTCCAGGCGGATTTCCTCGACGCGGTCATTCAGCACATTGATCGTGGTATGAATATGGCCGGTGTCACGCTCCTCAAGACGTCCCACAAGCACGCGCACTTCATCCATGAGCGCGAACATGTGGTCCATCTTTTCTTTCCTGGTCTCTATCGCCATTCCAGAGCGGTGCCTTCGTCTTCGTCAATGATATCGTTGATCTTTTCAACAACGTCATTTTCCTTTTCGTGAAGCTTCTCTAGTTTCTCAAGCTCTTTCCTGATCTTTTCCAGAGGGCTTTGCTTTTTCTTTTTAGCCTTCGCTTTTTTCTTTACCATATTACCTCCTGATAAAACGGTGTTCATTTAATCACTTGCGCAATTTCCTCCATCTGGTCCTGCCTTCTGTATTCTTCCATGGCATCCTCGATGTCATAGTCGTAGCGTTTCCATAGGATAGTCATTACGCGTCTGTAATTCTTTCGCGCCAACAGCTCATCTGCGGTGCGAGGCTCCCTAAGAGCCTTCTTCCCCAATTCATCCTTAAGCTTTATAAGATTGTCGTACATCATACCACTCCCCACCAAATACTGTATACCCAGATCAAGATCTGGTATGCTATCCAGATCTTGATGGGTATTACGAGCAACCAAAAAATCCCCCAGATCATTTGTCTCCATAATAAATGGCCAGTGCCAATCCTATTACACAAATCACTAAAATAGTGCCGGAGTAGCTGTTTAAAAACTCAATCACAATATCCTCAAAACTATATAAGATGCGAGATAGCTTAAGCACATTATGGTTAGTGCTTTTTTAGCTATCGACATTTTCTTAAATTTTATATACAAATCAATCATTTCCTCACCGCTATGTATTCATAGTCAAGCTTTCCGTGCCTTTTCTGCACCAGTGTCACCAGGTTGGAAAGATAGGTTTTGTATACTGCATTTTGCAGCTTCTCAACCCTCTTTCGATCCATCGTTGGTGCGATAGGCTGTATGGAAGGCTCGACCATGTACCCACGGTAGTAGGTGATCTTGTCGTTCTTCCTGGATTTGTCGATCCAGGTCTGATATGCCTTCAAGCTCATCATTCTTCTAATTGAATCTTCTATTGAATCTTTTGATAACATTTCTAACTTTCTCCTGTTCCTTTATTGCCATGTCTAATACCTTCAATGCAAAATCAGTGTCCTTCTTGGCATACCTGTGTGCCCATTTGATTGTCGATTGCATACTGCCGCACATTCCAGGATAGCATATATATGCTTTCTTCTTGCCATTGTTCCAGGAATGGGTCTCTATATTTATAAATCCTCTTACGCTCATAATCTTTTCCTCTCCAGTTAGCAGGTAGGCCAACATACCCGTTGACCTACCATTAGGACATTAGTTTTATGCAAAACCAATGCCCATATTATATGGTAATTGATGGGATAAGTCAAGTAAAAGATTATCGCAGAAATCCGCCATAAACACGTGTCAAGCAAAAAGTAAC